AGTTAATTTCTTGTAAGGTATCAGTATTTAGATTTCACGGCGATTTAAGGTATGAAGCAGCCGTTGGAGTAGCTTATTGGGATGAATACTGCCAACGAACAAACGAAGGCAAACCAATGGGTTTATGGGCTAAGATGCCACATACAATGCTTAGTAAAGTTGCAGAAGCATTAGCTTTAAGAAAGGCTTACCCACAAGATTTAAGCGGACTTTATACAGGTGATGAAATGGCGCAAAGTGATGAAAAACCAGCCTATATTAAAACGCACGATAATCTTGATGACTTGGAGTTAGCTATTGACTTATGCATTAGCACAAACGAATTGGCTGAACTTTACACATTGAATCAAGAATTAGCCGACAAAGAAGTAACTAAATTATTTACCAAGAAAAAACAAACTTTATGACACCATTACAAAGATTATGGGATTTAAGGGAAGCAGTTAAGTTCTGGAATTACAAAGTTGATACAAGCTATCCGCAAAACGCAAGTGAAATGATTCATCAATTAAATTTAGCTAAGTATAAACTTAAACTACATAAACAAAAACACTTTCCAGAGTTATTAGAGCAACCTAAAAGGGATTACGTTCCTTATCAAATGTTAGCTGATAAATTTGAAGTATTTGAAAACTATTTAAACGATTAACTATGCCTTATTCAACTTGCTGCGGCGCACATACCACAATGGAGGAAATTGGAATTTGTCCAGATTGTTTAGAACATTGCGATTGGGAAGAAGAAGAAGATGAGGAAGAATTAGAACAAGATAGACAAAACGAAATAGCATTAGAACAAGAACAAATTAATAAACACGAAAACTAAAAACAATGATTGTATTAAACATTTGCAAAGAGGAAATTAACTGGAAAGAAGCTAAAAACGGCAAACACTACGCAAACGTAGCTACCGACTTTTTAAAGCAACCAGATGAAAAAGGAAACACTCACACAGTATGGAACAACCAAAGTATGGAGGAACGAGCAGAAAAAGCAAAGAAAAACTATTGTGGCAGAGGTAAGCAAGTTTCTTATAATGCACCAACAGGTAAAAAAGAATTTGCCGTAAACCAACAGGAAAGCGAAGATGATTTACCATTCTAAAACAACCCCTCGTTGGGCGATAACGTAAAGCGCAAATTTAAAACCTACAACTATGCAACCAATATACTCAACAGATGGTAAACTTGAATTTCAACAAATACCACCAACAAATGTTTTAATAATTGAAGTTCCATTTGAATATAATAAGGATGAAATACTTAAAATTAAAAATGAAATAGTAAACCCTTATTTAATATTTGTTTTTAATCCTAATTTAAAAGAAGTTAGAACACAATTTATAAAAACCAACTAATATGAGCCAAAACCAACAAATTGCATCTTATTTAAATAAAGGTAGAAAGTTAACCCCTATTGATGCTTTAAACAAGTTCGGATGCTTTAGATTAGCAGCACGAATAGCAGACCTTAGAAATGATGGTATGAACATTAAAACTACCATTGTTAAGCTAAAAAATAAGAAGCAAATAGCACAGTATTCGGTTAATTAGTTTAACTTTGTACAAAGGATGTAGGATATCCTAACTAAAACTTATTGGCTCAAAGCTGAAACCCTAATCCTACTGGGGTGGATGCCGAGAGCCTTTTTTATTTTTATGGCTAAAGACCCAGCGGTGTTATTTTACACAAGCGATTTTCTTAGTGGCACTTTCACAATGGATAATGAACAGGTTGGCAAATACATTAGACTTTTGTGCTTACAACATCAAAAAGGCAAATTAAGTGAAAAGGATATGCTAAGCATATGTAAAGCATATGATAATGAGATTTGGGATAAATTTAAAGTTGAAGATGGTTTATACTACAACGAAAGAATGTTTAATGAAACCATTAGAAGGCAAAAATTTAGTGAAAGTAGAAGAAATAATGCTAAATCACTTAAAAAAGAAAGCACTAGCAAAGCATATGCTGAGCATATGGAAACTGAAACTGAAAATAGAACTATAACTATAAATGAAAATATAAATATAGATTTTGAATGGTTTTGGAATGAATATGATAAAAAGGTAGGGGATAAGCAAAAGCTAAAAAAGAAGTGGAATAAATTAACCAATGAAGAAAGGCAAAATGCAATGAATTATATTGACCTTTACAAGCAATCAGTACCAGACAAACAATTCCGTAAAAACCCAGAAACCTTTTTAAACAACAAATCTTGGAACGATGAAATCATTAGAACAACACCTAATATCGGTAGAAAACTCACTTACTCTGAACAACAAGCTTCAAACCTATGGAATCTCTAAACTTGATTTAGACGAACAAAAAGTTGCAGTTGCTTTAGAAACAATGAGTGTTGGCAGATGCTCACCTATTGAAGTTAGAGAGCATTTAAAAACCTGTATTGCTTTAAGCGGATGTCAAACACCTACAATAGAATTGTTTCAGTTTTTATGCGAATTTGTAATAAAGAACTATGGAAACTTTAAACTAAAGGAACTTGGAGTAGCTTTTGAACTTTACGCAATGGGGAAATTATCAGTTGACAAAGCGATTATGTTTACCCCTAAATTCTTTGGGGATGTGATGGCAGCTTATAAGCCGATAGCTTTGCAAGTAAGACAAAAGACCTATGTAGAACCGCAACCAGTAGAAGTACCAAAAATCAATGATGATGAAATTATTGAGGCATTATACGAAAATTGGAATAAGTCGGCTAAAAGAGGCTGGGAGTTGCTAAATACGATGGCTTTTGATGTACTATGGAAACGAAAGGAACTAAACAGGGATAATCTTAGTCCACATAAAGCAGACCAAATAAAGAAAAAAATAATAGCACATTACAAGGTAACGGCTAAAACACCTAAAGACTTAGAGAAATTAAATAACGAAATATTTATCAAAAACGAGTGCAAACGATATACTTTGTACCTATTTTTACAAAACCAACTATAATATGAAAATAGATAATTACGAAATTGTAGATTTAATTAGAATATTCTATAAAGAAAGACCTGAAAATGGTGCTGGTGGTAATATGCACATTGTATTTGATGATGGTAATTTAGAAGATGAAGATATTTTGTTTTGTATAGAACAGGCTAAACAAGAAAATGACATATTAGGTATTACTATTGGGTATTTATTTTTATCATTACCATATAAACAAAGAGAAAATATATATGCCAATTTGTGGTTATAATTAAAAACTTTAACACCTTAATAATTATACAATATGAAACAATTAACATTTATTTATGAATTGCTAAAGTTTATGCTGATATCAGTTCCTTTAGCTTTTTGCATTTATTTAACTGCACATTTATACTTTGAAATAAAACGATTATTGAGATGACAGGAATAGACAACAACATTGAGGTTAAATTAATTTATTTAGATACAAAAGAGGAAATATGGTTTAGGTCAATAGCAAAAGCAATAAGGTTTTTAGGTACTGACTATAAGACCATAATGACCTATATGAACCCAATAAACAAAAAACGCTACAAGCATAACGATAGATTATGTGTTGTTAGATTGAAAAAGTAACCCTAATTTTGCTTTATGCCATTGATACCTTTACCCAAGTTGTTAGAAAAGACCCAAAAGGTAGTTAATGCATATATAAGGAAGCGAGATGAAGGATTGCCTTGTATTAGTTGCGGAAGCTACAATGGTAATCAAGCTGGACACTACTTTACTGTTAAAGGTTATTCGGCTTTAAGGTTTAACGAATGGAATATACACTTGCAATGTGCTGGGTGCAATATGTTTAAGCACGGCAATCAAGCAATGTACCGAATCGGTTTAGTAGAAAAGATAGGGGAAAAAGCGGTTAAAGAACTGGAGTTTGAGGCGGTTAACAATAGGCTAAAGAAATGGACAAGAACTGAATTAAACGAATTAATTGACAGATACAAGTAACATATTTGAAACGTGCAAAGAGCAAGAAATAGCAGGTTATCCTTGCTATGTTTTTGAAATTGATGGAACTACGCACTATGTATTTGGGGAAACACAAGAACAAAGATTTGATTTTATGGCAGATTTAATAAATAAATATGGCGAAAGTAAGCAGCAATAACAAAGTCAGCTTTGGCAAAAGAAAGTGTGGCAAGTACAAAAAGACATCTGGTCCAAAGGATAAGCCAGTTAAACCATATAACAGACAAGGCAGATGTTAGAAGAATTAGGTAGAATAATTAATAGAGATTATTTTAACGCTGAAAATAAAAAATTTTATAAAGCTATGAAAGATACTTATGGTAAGAAGCTATATACTTGTAAATGCGGTACAGTTACCGAAGGATATCTTTGGTTCGGTAAGATAAAAGAAACCCAATTTGAATGTACTAAATGTGGCAAATGGGTAGCCTATGACAATTTAGAGAAAAAAGTAGATAGCATAATATCAATACGAACACCAACTAAAAACAGATAATGAATATCAACGAAATCAAACCTAATCCCAACAATCCAAGAATTATCAAGGATGATAAGTTTAAAAAGCTGGTTAAGTCAATCCAAGACTTCCCACAAATGCTTGAACTTAGACCTATTGTTATAGATGAGAACAATATAGTTTTAGGTGGCAATATGAGGCTAAAGGCTTGTATTGAAGCTGGACTTACAGATGTACCTGTAAAACAAGCTAAAGAACTAACCGAAGAACAAAAAAAGGAATTTATAGTTAAAGATAACGTAGGATATGGTGAATGGGATTGGGATGATTTGGCTAATAATTGGGATGAGCAATTACTTACCGAATGGGGATTAGATATACCAAACTTTGATTCTGGTGGATTTGCAGATCAAAACAAAGAATTAAGCCTTGATGATGTAAGTGATTCAATGACTATAACTTTAAAGTATACAGAAGATGAATATCATTTAGTAAAAGAACAATTACATAAAATAGCAGCTACACCAGAACAAGCTATTTGGAAACTTTTAGGCAATGATTAAGTACGAATATAATGACCATAAATTCCCTTACAATTGGAATTTATCAGATGGTTATCCTGCAAAAGGAATAGAAAAACATAATTTAAAGGTATTTGGCACATTTATTTGTGGTGGTGGCTCAACAATGGGGTATAAATTAGCTGGATATGACCACATTGGTGGAGTTGAAATTGATCCACAAGTAGCTGATATTTATAAAACAAACCATAATCCAAAGCATTTTTATAATGAAGATATTAGGTTATTTAATCAAAGAACTGATCTACCGGAAGAACTTTATAACCTTGATTTATTAGATGGCAGTCCACCTTGTTCTACATTTTCAATGGCTGGTAGTAGAGAAAAGGCTTGGGGTAAAGAAAAGCAATTTAGGGAAGGGCAAGCTATTCAAACATTAGATGATCTTGTATTTGAGTATTGTAATACCATCATAAAATTACAACCTAAAGTCTTTTTATTAGAAAATGTAAAAGGTATTATTTTAGGTAATGCTAAGGCTTATTCTAAAAAGATTATTCAAACAATGGAACAAGCTGGGTATAATGTTCAAATATTCCTTTTAAATGGAGCTTCTATGGGTGTTCCTCAAAGGAGAGAAAGAGTATTTTTTATAGGGCATAAGAAAGAATTAAACTTTAATCCTTTAAGATTAGACTTTAACGAAAAACCGGTATTATATAAGGAAATTGAAGATGGATCAGTAGGTAAGCCAATAACAGCAGAATCTTTAAGATTATGGGAAAAATGCCCTGCTGGATATTCTTTATCTAAAGTACATCCAAAAGGACATTATTTTGGATATTTTAAAATAAGTCCTGAAATAGTTTGTAATACAATTATTGCAACTGATTCAAGTCCAATATTCCATTATAGTAAACCAAACTCGCTTTCAAATAGTGATTTTTGTAAAATAGGAACTTATCCTTTAGATTATAACTTTAAAGAATTAAAACCTAAATATCTTATTGGAATGAGTGTTCCACCGGTAATGACTGCTCAAATTGCACATCAAATTTGGTTGCAATGGTTTAAAAGTTAACTTTGTAAATAATTAGAGGAAATTAAGAATATATGGCAAACGAACATAATTTGATACCAGCACAGAAGGGGGAAGTAAGAAATCCAAAAGGCAGAGGTAAAGGTGTGCAAAATAGTAAAACTCGTTTACTTAGGTTGCTTGAATTAGTACAAAAAAGAAGGAATCCAATTACAGGTGAAGATGAAGATTTTACTGTACTTGAATTGATGGATATGCAAATGATTAGCAAAGCATTGAAAGGAGATCAAAGAGCATACGAGGCAGTAGTTGATAGATTAGAAGGTAAACCTAAACAAACAACCGACATAACCGCCGACATAAAGGGTAATGTGCAAATAACCATAGAACCAGATGCAGATTGTCAACCAATTAAAGATTAAGGCTACACCTGTCTTTTATGCTAATAAAAAGGCATACGAAGATGGTTATCCTATAATATGCAATGAAGGTGGCTCAAGATCAAGTAAAAGCTATTCGGTTGTTCAGTTATTAATCCACATAGCTTTAACCAAGCCTAATACAAGAATTTCGTGCGTATCTCATTCCCTACCACATATTAAGCGTGGTGTTTATAGGGATTTCAAAAACATACTTGAGCAATGGAATATTTGGGATGAAAAGGATTTTAGGTATACGGATTTTATTTATACCTTTAAGAACGGCTCTTACATAGAATTGTTCGGTCTTGAAGACCCAGACAAAGCAAAAGGACCAGCAAGGGATATACTATTCGTAAACGAGGCAAACCTTATTAGTAAGGCATTATTTGACCAGCTTTTAATTCGTACTACTGGACAATCATTCTTAGACTGGAATCCAGCTGACTTTATTTCTTGGGTATATGAAGTAGCGGACAATCCTAATAACAAGCGCATACATTCTACCTACCTAAACAATATCTCAAACCTTAGTGAAAGCCAAATAAAAAACATTGAGCAATACAAAGACTTGCCAGATGACTTTATGTGGAAAGTTTACGGATTAGGGGAACGAGGGTCGGCAAAGGAAATTATTTATACTCAATGGAAACAATATGACCAAGCACCAGATGGGGATGTATTCTATGGATTAGACTTTGGTTACGTTCACCCAGCTGCATTAGTTAAGGTTACGCATCACGAAGGACAAAACTACTTTGAGGAAATAGTTTACCAAAGCGGACTTACTCTTAGCGACCTATCAAGATTGATTAAAGAGAAACTACCAGAACGTGCCACAATCTATGCGGATGCTGCAGAGCCTAAATCTATTGAGGAACTTTACCGACAAGGCTTTAATATTAAACCAGCACAAAAGGATGTATGGGCAGGAATAGTAAAGATGAAATCTTACCCAATAAACTTGCACTACAATAGCAAAAACCTAAGAAGGGAGTTTATGTCTTACAAATGGAAAAAGGATAAAAACGATAACGTAATTGAAGAACCTGTAAAGGCAAATGATGACTTGATGGATGCTTGTAGGTATGCCGTGTTTACGCATTTAACCAAGCTAAAATTTGAGGTGTCGGTATTTTAGGATAAATTGTCTAACTTTGTTAAAATTCATATATAATGGGATTACTTGACTTTTTTGGTAAAAGACAAAAACTATCTACTGT